CGCGGATGCCATTCTGTCATGGTCGCATGTCGCGCATGGGGTGCCATTCTGGCACAATTCATCGCGACATGGCAATTTGGCAGGTTCGGTATAGGTACGTTACGCGGTCGTAACATGCAGTATGTTGCATGGTGGACGTGCAACATAGTGCATGGGACGGTAGTCGCCATGCCATGGGCGTGTCAGGAACTCCCCATGACAAGGGCACTTCCGCGACGCGCCGGACATGCCGATGCCATGGGCGATATGGGAACTCCCCATGCCATGGGACCTTGGGCGCACGGCACGGAACTCCCCATGCCATGGGCGATGCGCGAACGTCCCATGCCATGGGGCGAACGGGAAGGGTCGATGCCATGGGGATGTTGGGAACTGCCCATGCCATGGGAGGGACCAACGGCCCATGCCATGGGGCGGACGGGAACTGCCCATGCCATGGGGCCTTCGCCACGGGTCCCGGGACGGGACATGCCTCAGAATGAGACTTGGTACGGAACTCCCCATGCCATGGGAGGTTCAGGAATGTCTCACCGTGAGACATGCCTCAAAGTGAGACACGGCATCCTGAGCCCGTATACCAGCACTAACGGAACCCGAACGGGGTTAGCAAGTCCTTCCGGCTCACAAAATTTTTCACACCCACCCCCTGAAAATTTTTACAATTACAAATCCCGCCTGAAAGCTCCGGTAATGCCGTACTTTTGGGGTCTACTTGCGTCTACTTGTTCTACTTGTAACTCAAAACCGACTTAAGTAGAGACTTTTGCCTTTGCCCATAAAGACTTACGTCAATCTACTTCGTCTACTTAAGTTTTTTCGAGATCCCCCAGTCTGGAGACCCCCGTTCCGGCTACTTCCCGGGTCTACTGACTTATATACCCCCTAATTTACAAGTAGAGATATAGAATTTAGAAGCTAAGAAGTTGAAAAATAAGGACTTAGTGTCTACTTAACTCTCTACTTGTGGTCTACTTGACTAAGTGGGCACTTAAGTAGAAAAAGTTCGGTCTGACCGGATTCCGTCTCAGAGTTGTAACAAACCATGGACAAGCCATGGACAAGTCATGTTTTGCTATGGTCGAAAAATAGGCCATTTCAGAACCTCTACTCAACAGCCATAGACGAACCATACGGCTTCCGCCCCTCCCGTTGGGCTAAAATGCCCCAAATGACCCTCGACGAGCAGGTGCTTGCGCTCGAAAAACCTATACGATATTGTGCCAAGGACCATGGCAACGAAACGAACCAAGCCCGTTGTTCAGGAATTAAAGAAGGATCTTCACCTCCTTCTCGATCTACTGGAGTGCGTGGATTACAGTCGGATGGACGAGTGGTGGGTCAAGTGTGTGAAGCACCTGAACATCAAGTACCCTCGGGTCGGGAGCCCGCCCGAGGATCCTCCGTACAAGGAAACGCCCGTTGAGATGGAGGCCCAGTGACGAGGAAGCGTGGCGGGAAGCCCGGTCGCCCCAAGGGCAGTGTCGAGAAGTTCACGCCGGAGGCCCGGCGGGTCTTCTTGGAGACCTACTCCAAGACGATGAGTGTCCAGACTGCGTGTGACGCGGCTGGGTTCCACTACCTGACGTTCCGCAAGCACCGCACGGACGACCCCAGTTTTGCGGCAGAAGTGGAGGAGGCGAAGCGTCGCCACTACGACCTGATCGAGCAGGAGATTTTTCGCCGAGGCGTATTGGGGTGGGACGAGCCCAAGTTTGGAGCCACTGGGCAACTGGGCACGATCCGTCGGTACAGCGACCGGATGTTGGAGTTGTACGCCCAGCGTAGGATTCCGGCCTACAGGTCCAACTCTGCGGCCAAGATGGAGTTGTTGCAGATGAACAGCTACACGCAGATCAACAACACCATCAAGTTGGAGGACTTGCCGGAGGAGAGCCGGAGGCACCTGCGGGCGTTGTTGGTGTCCACCCCGGATCCAGCGGTGTTGGACGTGAAGCAGGAGCAGGCGAAGAAGATCAGCAGCTACGAGGACCCTGAGGAGATGGGCAGTTACGGGGACACGGGTGACGCTTAACGAGTCGCAGATCACGGCCCTGCTGCGGAATCGGCAGTGGGCTTTGGAGCAGTTGGACCGTGTGGACGCGGAGAAGTCGCTTCTCCAGTTCGCCCGGGTCATGTGGCCTGCGTTGGAGCCTGCTTCGCGCACGTTCGTGCAGGGCAGGGTGTTGGAGGTGATCTGCGAGCACTTGGAGGCAGTGAGCCGGGGCGAGATCAGGAAGTTGCTGATCAACGTGCCCCCGGGCTGCATGAAGTCGTTGTTGGTCTCGGTGTTGTGGCCTGCGTGGGAGTGGGGTCCGCAGAACAGGGCGGGCACCCGGTACGTGGCGGCGAGTTACAGCCAGACCTTGACCATCCGAGACAATCGTCGCTGCCGAAATGTCATCGTGAGTGACGTGTACCAGAAGCACTGGGGCAAGCGGTTCACGTTGACGGGCGACCAGAACGCGAAGGAGCGGTACGACAACGACCAGACGGGGTTTCGGATTGCGACCTCGGTGTCGGGCGTGGGCACGGGTGAGCGTGGCGACAGGTTCATCATCGACGACCCCCACAACGTGGGTGAGACGGAGTCGGACCTGAAGCGCGAAGCGGTGTTGCAGTGGTTCACGGAAGTGGTGCCCACCCGCATCAACGATCCCGAGCGGTCAGCGATTGTGGTCGTGATGCAGCGGATCCACGAGCAGGACGTGTCGGGCCACATCCTTGGGAAGGAACTGGGCTACGAGCACTTGTGCCTGCCGATGGAGTACGAGACGGACCATCCGTTCGTGTGCAAGAAGGACTGGCGCAAGGAGGACGGCGAGTTGTTGTGGCCGGAGCGGTTCTCGGGGGAGTACCTGAACACCGACCTAAAGCCCGTGTTGGAGTCGTGGGGTGGCAGCTACGCCGTGGCGGGTCAGTTGCAGCAGCGACCGAGCAGCCGTTTGGGCGGCATCGTGAAGCGGGACGACCTCAAGTTCGTGGACAACGCGGGGTACGGTGGCGTCGTGGTTCGCGGCTGGGACTTGGCAGGCAGCATGAACAACAAGGCTGCGTACACCTGCGGCGTGAAGTTGCGGATGATGCCGGATGGCCGGGTGTTGGTGGAGGACGTGAAGCGGTTCCGGGGGACGTACTTGGAGGTCTACCAAGCGATCCAAGACTGCGCGGAGCGGGACGGGTTGGAGTGCAAGATCGACGTGCCGCAGGACCCGGGTCAGGCATCGTTGGCGCAGCGCGGCACGATTGCCGGGATGCTGCACGGCTACGCGGTGAGTTTCAGCCCGGAGTCGGGCAGCAAGATTGACCGTGCGCGGCCTTTTGCGGCGCAAACGGAGGCGGGCAACGTGTACCTTGTGCGGGGTTCGTGGAACGACACCTACGTCACGGAACTTTGCATGTTCCCCGCTGGACAGTATAAGGACCAGATGGACGCGACCAGTCGCGCCTACAGCAAGTTGATTCAGTTGAAGCCCCGAGCCCAACGAGAGATCATTCGCCCTGAGTTGATCACATGACCAAGAAGATCCGCAAAGCGACCCAAGAGCCACTCGACCCCACGTTGGCTCAGATGGGGTCGAAGCGGGTCAAGCCCAGCACGACGTTGGGCACGGGCGGCACCGCCATCTGGGGCGGGTACATCTACTCGAACGAGAAGGACTCTCGTCTCACGGGCCAGAACAAGTACACGACGTTCAGCGACCTGCTGGCGAACGTGTCGGTGGTTGCGGCGGGTGTGCGCTACTTCCTGAACCTCGTGTCGAAGGCGTCATGGAAGGCGAACCCGAACCGCAACGGTGGTGCGGAAGCGGTGAAGTACGCCGAGTTGGTGGAGGACATGCTCCACGACATGGAGACACCGTGGCACCGTGTGGTGCGGCGAGCGGCGATGCACCGCTTCTACGGGTTCAGCGTGCAGGAGTGGACGGCGAAGAAGCGTAAGGATGGCTACATCGGCTTCCTCGACGTGGAGTCGCGTCCGCAGATGACCATCGAGCAGTGGGACGTGGACACGACGGGCGACGTGCTCGGCATGATCCAGCGCAGTCCGCAGACCAACATGGACATCTACATTCCACGTTGGAAGACGCTGTACATGCTGGACGATGCGTTGAACGACAGCCCCGAGGGCTTGGGTCTGTTCCGGCACATCGTGGAACCTGCGCGGCGGTTGCAGCGGTTCGAGCAGTTGGAAGGTTTCGGCTTCGAGACGGACCTGCGTGGTATGCCCGTGGGTCGTGCGCCGCTGGTGGAACTGCGGAAGATGCAGAAGGCGGGGCAGTTGAGTGCGGAGGAGCGTGCGGCGATTGAGCAGCCGCTGCGTGATTTCGTGACGAACCACATCAAGAGCCCGGCATTGGGCCTGGTGCTCGA